GGTGTAGTAATAGCAACTCCACTGTGTGTATTAGTAACTGTAAATTGATATACAGGATAAAACTCAAGAATTTGATCCCTACGTCCAAATCTATCTTCTTGTCCAACAGGATACTCAACTTTATTAGAAATGGTCTTAAGTGATGATCTAGACAAATCAACTAAAGGTGAAAGATGAGAAACAGTACTTGAAATATCAAGTTTATATGTTAAAGATCTATCAATACTATTAACAGATTCATTAATAGGTGATGCAAGAACTTTCTGATTAATAAAGAAGAAATCTTCATTTAAGAATGTCTTTTCATAATCTGATTGTGTATATGATGTGAATGTACCAACATTATCATCTACAGGTTTAACATTAGTTGTCTTAACTGTAGAATCAATTTTAGTTTGTGAAAATGAGAGGTTAGGAACAATAGCATGAACCTTTTCAAACTTTCTGTTATAAGATGCTAGTACATTTGTACCACCACCAAATGCATTTGAAGATGCCCTACTAGAAGTAGTAATTATATAACTATCAACACCATTATTACTTACCTGATATAACTCAGAATTTAACTTAGTTGCTGTTACTCCACCAACATCAGTTGCTGACTTAAAGAATACATAAGATTTTCCAGAATCTTCAAAACCATTATCATGATGATTAACTTTAACCTTAAAGTTGTTATTCTTAAAGAGTGTTGAAGTAGCTCCAGTATTTGCTTCAGCATTAGTTTCTATTGGATTAGCATCAAGTTTTTCATATCCAAGTTCTTCATTAGTAAGAAGTAATGATGCTGTTCTTGAAATATCAAAATTAGCACGATGTATATTAAACTTAAGATCCTCAAATAGATCCTCTGTCCAAGCATTAGTATTCTGAGACTTAAAGAGAGAACCTAATAATGGTTGAGTTGTGACAGTTGTACTTGTGGCAATCTCTGTTTCACCTAACTTAGATGCCCATACAAGATAATCAACAGAATCCGTTTCTAATACAAGAGCATACTCAGTATCATTTTCTAAGTAAACTGGATAATCAAACTTAAAGTTAGTTGGAGTTGTAGAATTAACAGCAGTAGTTGTTGAATCATCAATCGCCACACCCATTCTTACTGCTGGACTGTCAATAGTAATAGAAGATGCTACAACAGCACCTGCATTTCCTGTACCTGTACCTGCAATAACCACAGCAGGAGGTTCAGTGTATTCAGAACCAGAAAGAACTATTTCAGAATGATATACTTTACCACCACCAACTCTTACAGTTGCTGTTGAAGTACCACCACCTGGTAGTTGAGGACTCTCAATAGTAACAATAGCAGAATCATAAGAAGAACCAGTATTAGTTACAGTTAAACCAGTTACTCTACCAGAATCTTTTACTATCTTAAGAGTATTAGTAGTATTATTTGTATTGTTAGCAAGTATTAGAGAAGGAATTGTTAAATTCTCATCTTGCTTGAAAGATACACCAGTATGATTGCTAAGGACTAATGTATATACTTGATCATTAGTTAATGAAAATACACCAGAAGAAGATGGAGTTACTTCAAGTTTATTTTTATCAAGTATCTTAGAAATAGGACCAGAAGCATTAGATGTTTCACCAGTTATATTTTCTCCCTTAGTAACAGTTAAATTAGAACTAGCAACTACTCTTAAATACGTATCTGGAGAAATAATAGTTTGTGTTCCTGGAATAATATTCTTACCAGGTTTACTATTATCTACATCAGTTAGGTAAACTCTAATTGGAATATTATCACTCTTAGTTGAGAAGTATAAATCAACACCTGTCGTAAATACACCACCATCAAAGTTTTCAACTTTGAATGTTTGAGCAAGAGGATTTGGTCTAATAGGATTAGAAGTATTACTTGCAGTTAACTGTGTTCCTTCATTAGATTTAAAGAATGCAGGAGATGTTGAAATAATGGAAGAAGGATTATCTGGAATTGCACCAGTAGCATAATACTTAACCTCAGCATATGTTTCTGCTAAATTCTTATCAGCATCAGTAGAACTTGATGTAAATCTGATTGTCTTAACACCAGTAGTAAATCTAACTTCATTAGAAGCATCATCATAAAGAACAGTATCTATATTACCTGTCCATGTAGTATTCTCTCTAGGTGCTTTACCAGCAGGAACTAATATAATTCCACTAGCATTACCATTCTCATCTGTAGTAATAGAACCATTAAATGCAGATAAGGAATTACCAGCAATTCCTGTATATCTTGTATCAGGACATACCCAACGTGCAACATTCTGACCTTCCATAAAGGCATATACCTTTGTGTTTGGCTTGAGACGATTAATTACGTAATTAACAGGAACACTTCTTGCGAAGAATGAGAGTGAAGTAGCAACAACATTAGAACCAACACCTTTGGTATTAATTCCCTTACCAACTTCATTATTTTGTGGACTAATATTTGAAGAACTTCCTATAGAAGCATTAGCAACAGTTGAATTAGAAAGATTATTATTAGTATCTGAGAAAGATCCAATATTAAAAAATGCTCTATTAGCACCAATCCAATTAACCTTATATGAACTATAAAGACTTGATAATGAATCTCTAATATTATCTTTCGCTAAGAATATAGAATATAAATTGGTATTGTTATCATTAACTAGTGGTGCAACAGAATTATCATACCAAGAATCTACGTTTGGTCCTATAAATGAATCACCAACATACTGAAGAACAACAAATGGGTTAGGATTAATTGTCTTAGTAGCAAAATCATTACCAAGTAACTTTAATTCTGTATAAGGAAGTGTTACACGATCTCCAGTTTTCTTATAACCAGCAGTAGTTCTCTGATCATCTCTGGTGTATACTTCTTCTAACTTAAGTGAATCTTCTTTAGATTGTGATCTCAATACAGATTGTTGTGTATCAATAGCACATTTATAATCAATAGATCTCAATGAACCAATCTTATGTGTCTCAAAATTGTCTACAATGAAACCACTCTTATAACGATTATTACCTGAACTATCAATAATCTCCATATTGAGTGCTTGCTGTTCAAGAATACTTAATGTAGTGTAATATTCTAACCTCTCAATACGTTTTTCAAGCTTACCAATGTCACGCATTGTATAACGCTTGTTATCAACGGGAGAAATCCTTACATCTTTATTTGATTGAGTATAAGCAGGAATATAAAGATATGCTAATGCAATAGCATCACTAACTGGATCTGGTTTTGATGGATTAAGAGAAGAATTGCCTTCCTTAACTATAAAATTGCCCTTCTTATTTAAGAAGATACCATCAATTCTATCAAGATATTGTTTTTGTGTAAATGAAAATGTATATTCCAATCCACTATCAGGAGCAGGTGTACTAGAAATAATTCCACCACTACCTGTAAATGATCTTGTATTAGCAGAACCTAGTAAAGTTGCATTTTGAAAACCAGAAATGATAGCAGAACTATCTACTTTAGGTCTAAAATCAATAACATCTCCCAAATCAACATTACCTAATGTAGGAGAATTATATGTTGGAATATCACCTGCTGAAACACCAGCTTCATGTAAATATGAATCTACTATACAAAAATCACCTGCTGTATGTTCAAAATAATCAAAGGCAACTACAAGTTTACCTGATGGAACTTCAGCACCTGGCTTTAATACTATTCTTGAAACATCATATAAAGTATCCCTTTGACCATCATCAAATGTAAATCTATTTGTTATATCTGTACCACTAACAATAACTCCATTTTTATCTACAGTAGGAGCATCTGATGATGATCCCATATAAACATAGTTTAACTTATATACATCTGCATATGTTGATACAGTTGTACTAGTAGTATCATAATCAGTTCCTCTTAAAGGAAGAACACTATCACCAATAGAATCTATAACAATTCTCTTATTTTTAATAGATGTCTTAAGTCTTGGTTTTGCTTTTGTAACCTCTAAAGTAGCAGTTAATTTTAATTTAGGGAATGCACTATATGTTGAAGATGCAGGACCAAAATAATTATCTGGAAGATTTAAAGTAACACTACCAGAAGTAAGTCCACTAGAAGCATCAACAGATGCTGCAATAGTTACATGATCAGAAGTGATGTAAATAACATCACCTTTTGCTATAAGAGAAGTTCCAGAAGTAGTTCCTGGATCAAGGACAGTAATTAAGAAATTACTTTCAGTAAATGAAACAAATCTTTGTGTACCATAATCTAATTGAGCAGCAAATGCAAATCCACCATTTGTTAATCCACTACCAGTACTTACAAAATCTCTTCTTAAAAAATAAGAAATTTTTGAATCATCAGCACTTGAGACAAGAGAACTAACTTGATTTGTTCCCGTCTTATATAAAAGAGTTCCTGAATTAAAGTTACTGATAGCAGGACGCACTCTAACAACACTACCATTACTTACAGCAGCAGGAAGAGATCTATCAAGATATATTCTTGATTTCAATACACCAGCTGGTTTTGTAGCCTGTTGAACAATTCCACGAATAGTTGTATCTGTTGAATCAGTGAATTGAATTAAATCTCCTTGCTGTAAGAATTTTGAAGTATCTCCACCAAAACCATTACATTCAATATACTTCTTACCAAGTTCTCCACTAAATGTAAATTCTGTTACTGATTTAACTTCAGTATACTTCTCTCTATTAATTTCAATGTCAGCAGTATATGTGTTGGCATTACCAGAACCAAACTCACAGAAGAATGATTTAACATTCTGTGGAGTATAGGTAACTACCGAATCTCTTACAAGAACTGGTGTTACAACAGCACCTGAACCAGATGCACCACTAGCATTAATTACATTAACAATAGGAGGTCTTGAATATTCTACATTAACAAGATCTCTATTTACTACTTCAGCATTAATAACCTTTTCTCCAGACAAAGTTAAATTGATCTTTGATATATCATAATCAACACCATCAATTCTTAATTTTGTTCCTGGATTATATCCAGATCCTCTAGCAGCAACAATAAAATGAGATATTGTATTATCTTTACGAATTCTTATAGTATTATTCTTCTCATCTCTAATTGGTTCACCTGATTGGAATGTTCCAAATAGTGTTCTAACCATTAATGTTTTAGTTGTACTATATGACTTATCTGTTGCATTCTCAATAACACCATAAGCACCACTTTGAAGACCATAAACATACATTCCACTATCAAACTTTGGATTTTCTACAGTTGATGTTGGAAGTTTTTCGTCCAATAAAATCTTAGTAAAGAATTGAGGATCAAAGTAAGATAAACCAAATGTAGTATTATAAACAGCATCACCATTAGATTGTCTCCCTTTTGAAGCAACAACATCTATGTCTGGATTAAATCCATCACCCTTTTCAATAAGACTTATATTGTTTGGTTTAGCAATTCCTATAACAGGAGTTATAGTTTCATTATAATCAACAATAGTTCCAAACTCTACAGAGCTGTCATCTTTTGAAGCATTCTCTGTTAAGAAAATTCTTCTATTATTAGAATTATCTTGAACATCATACTCAACTAATACCTCATCTAAAATATTTTTCTTTCCAGAAACAGTAATTTCAAGGAAAGTTGTGGATGTATTTGGATCAACTTCAATCCTGTTTACAATAGAAAACCCAATTGATGAAACAGAAGTAACTGTAGCAGGTGTTGTAGCTCCAGCAACTCTAGAAACAACAACCCACAAACTTGATAATGCTGCTAATCTTGAATCATTATCAGTTGTAGTTCCACCACCAATATTATCAATAGTTTTACCATTCCGAGTATCAAGTTTAACATATATTGTTTTAATTCCAGTATCAATATCAAAATATTTACCACGGCGATCTGTAGTCTGCTTAATGGCAGTTACAGTCTCTGTATTGTTTAAACCAATAGAACCATCATTAAAATTAGAACACAAAAATAGATTAGGATAAGGAGTTAAATCAGAACCCTCTGCATTAAGAGGAACCGTACCAAAAGTATTATTTACTTTATAAGTTGGCAATCCACTAGTTTTTAAACGAATATCTGACCTATTGAGTGTTTCTCTTGCTTTATTAAGAGTGAGATGTTTTGTTTCTTTATTAACAATCTCATATCCTTTAACATATGCTTTACCTGGACCAATACTAGTAAGCAATTTATCTGCTGCCACAGTAGTTGTAAATCCATTAACCAACCCAGTTACAGAATCAGCAGAATATACACCTAAATTACCACCTGTTTGAAAATACTCTCTAACATCAAGAGAAAAATCATCAACAACGTAATCACCAGATTCGTCAAATGTTCTTCTTGCAAGAGTATTCTCAAGAAGATTGTAGTCTGTTTGTACTACTTGACTCTGTACAGCACCAGACTTAATAGTCAATAATTGAATAAAATTCTTATCTGTAGTTGCAGTATAAGCATACTTAACAAGAGTAAGATCAATTTTTAATCTATCTGCACCTGGAGCACTATAATTACTTGATCCAATAGCATTATCATAAAGAGACTCATCTGTCTCAGATGAGACTATACTTTCTACAATGCTAAACCCTACTTTTGATGATGGTTTATCATAATACGGATCAATTACCAGTAATTGAGAAGCATTCCTTACAAAATATCCATTTACAAAATAAATTCCTTCTTCTACCTTAACAGCAGAAGCATATCCCATCGCATTACTTATGAGCGATGACGATGTACCTGTGTCAGGATCAGTAATAGAAATACTAGTAGGAAGTACGCTTCCATCGGTTCCAACCACTAGGAGTGGTGTATTAACGCCATCTACGACCTCTAGGGTCTCACCTTGACGGAATGTATCCTCATTACCTGCATCACCACTATTTGTATAGTTTACAAATAGAACATCAGAAGCAATTTCTGTAGCAACTGTTGCTTCAACTACAGATGCAACAACACCAGAAGTAACTCCTTTTAATTGCTGTCCCTTTAGTTGAGTAATATCATACTTCTTGTAAACTATATTTCCATCAACATTAGTAGGAATCTCTGTTACAGATGATAGTTTAACAAAATTAAGTTTAGTATTAAGAGCAACTTCACCTGGTATTACCAGTTCTCCTTGTTTAAAGGCATATTTACCAAAACTCTCAATTTGATTTTGCAGAGAAGACTGTAACTGGGTTAACTCCCTCGCTTGGAT